GGCGAACGCTACCTGGAAATTTACCGAGACAGTGTCTCGAACCCTCTGGTTTGAAGGCGAATTCGTCGTTCTCCCAAAGATCGGGTTTGATCCATCTTCTTATCTTGACCGCTTAGACGCAGTCATGAAAGTTGATATCACTCCCGCTACTCTTTGGGAACTTGCACCATGGTCATGGTTGTTTGACTGGTTCTTCCACCTGGGAGAGTCATTCAGAACGAGCGAACTTGCTCTAAACGACCGCATCCTCAGCACGTATGGTTATGCGATGGAGAGGAGCTCAATTTATCGTAAATTGGAGCTCTCCAACATCCGGCAAACGTCAACGAGTAGGCCCTACACGGGTCCTACTAAATTGACTTCAAGCTGGGAAACTACCAGCTTGCGCCGCGTCCGTGCGAACCCTTTCGGATTCACCCTGAACCCAACTACTGGCCTTTCGGCCACGCAGAAGGCAATTCTGGGAGCGCTTGGCCTTACAAGGGGCAAGCTCTAAAACACAGAACAACAACAACACCACACAATAGGAGAACCAGTGCTTCCCGATCCTCAGGCTGTTACCATTTCTGGTACTGCCATCTCTCTGCCCCGTCTCGAGGAACGTTCGGAAACGAACGTCTACTCGAACCGTACGGAAAATGTCGACTTTTTTGTCACCCAGAAGGTAGACAAAAAGGGCGTCAACCGTACTACGGCATCGCTCGTTAAGAACGTGATCGTCACTGATCCCATCACTGGGCTCAAGTCGAAGGTCCCGTACTCGGTCACTTCCGGCAGTGCTGCTCCCATTGGGATCACTACTGCGGAACTGATCGCGCTGTATGACTCGCTTAACGCGGCTCTTACGGCGTCCACCAAGGCTCTTCTCACGAAGATCTATAATGGTGAGCGTTGAGTGCGACTGAAGCGATGATGATTTTGGGCATCTGTATCTTGACTATCGTCTCGATCGGTGCCTTCATCGTTGCCACTTCATATCGCAGATCGGTGTAAGTTACTGGCTGGAAGTCCACCTTCTTGAAAGGAAGGGAACTTGAAAAGCCTGGTAACTCTCCAGCTGGCAGTCCTAGAAGATCTAGGACTTCTTCTCGACACTGATGTGTCTCGTGACAGACTTACTGTCCTGTCACGAGTGGAACACGAAGGTGAGTCGTTTTTGACGATCACCATGCCAAACCTAGCGAAGGCCCTTGAGAAAGGTCTCCGTGATGGAGTTTGGCCGCGTCATGACTTTACCTCAATGAGGTACGTCAAAGGTCTCCCCGCTTTCATGCGAGGTTTTCTTACGCGTGTCTTCTCTGAGAATGGAATCATCTTGGATGACCCAGAAGTTAACGCTATCTGGGCAGTCAGACAGTTTTGCAATTTGTCTGGCAAAATGGATCGACGCACCACGCCCGCGAGGGAACGTGCTGCTCTCGACTCATTCATCCATACCGACAGAGAACTAGGAGACCACTTCCAGCAGGGAATACCTGCGGTAAAGTGGGACGTGTTCAAACGACACGCATTCTCCTTGTTCGGGAATATGTTCGATGAATTGGAGACTGTTGTCGCCAATTTTGAACTTATTCCTTCTCATGGACCAGGAGCTGTGGCTGACCGTTTGAGTCATCCGCAGCGCTGGGAGTTTCCTTATTGGACTGAACGTCTCGAGGAAGTTTTTCCTCGTTGGCGTTATTCCAGGAATCTCCCGTACTGGGACCATGGTGCCGCTGTACCCATGGAACAAGAGATCCCCGTAAGGGTGATCACTGTTCCGAAGACGCAGGCAAAGCCTCGCATCATCGCAATTGAACCTTCTGCTATGCAGTATGCACAGCAGGGACTCAAGCGCGAGATGTATCGGCTTGTAAAATCGAGCTCCCTTTCGGGTATACTTGATTTCACCGATCAGACGCGTAACCAGACTATGGCCCGGCTTGGGTCTATTTCTGGTGCGCTTGCCACACTCGACCTGAGTGAGGCTTCTGATCGTGTCCATGTGGATGTCGTCCACCATCTCTTCGAGAGGTGGCCACACCTGCGTGACTTCGTATTCGCTACGAGGTCTAGGATGGCTGACGTTCAAGGTGAAGTAATCCATCTTGAAAAGTTTGCCTCCATGGGTTCTGCCCTCACATTCCCTATTGAAGCGATGATCTTTACGGTCATTGCTTCGATGGGAATATCAGGCGACGGTAATCCGATTCCGACCCGCGAACTTCACGGGTCTCTCAGCGTCTACGGGGATGACATTATTGTCCCCACAGACGCAGTGTCCGACGTCATTGATAACTTGGAGCTGTTCGGCTTCAAGGTCAATGGGCACAAGTCTTTCTGGACCGGATGGTTCAGAGAGTCTTGTGGAGAGGAGTACTACCGTGGTCACAGCGTGTCCACTGTAAAACTCCGTGCCGATGTCCCAACATCACGTCGGGATGCAGCTCTCATTCGTCGTCTCACTGACTTCCGCAACCG